TTCAATAAATCGTTTACTTCCATGGAAGATCTAAGTAGGAACCCTGTAACCGAAGGTTACACAGTATTACCTACTTAGATCAGCGTTACAGAGTCACAAAATGACGTCATGGCGTTACAAAAAATTACGTGATTGGGCGCAAGGTGGCTTGAATGCATTATGCGCCCAATCATGCGCCATTGCTACGCCACGTTGACTATAAAAGGACGAGAGAAATTGTAACAATTTATGTCGTTACAAAATGGATCAGTTAATAGAATTTGGTTTGGCACCATTCCCTACTCCGGAAACAATGATATCAGTAGTGGACTTGACGCTGTCAAGTTCGCAAAGGGACAGCGAGAGATCGGAGAGGGAGGCTATGAGCACTGGCAGCTCGTTGTTTGGCTCGGAAAGCCAGGAAGGATTAGTGCGCTCAAGAAACTATTCGGGAAGGAGTCGCACTGGGAGCCCTGCAAGTCCGCTGCAGCAGAGGAGTACGTATGGAAGGACGATACTGCAGTCGCCGGAACCCGTTTTGAGTGTGGCTCCAAGCCTGTTCTCCGAAATTCAGTTAAGGATTGGGCCGCCATCAGAGACTCAGCTCAATGTGGAAAGTTGGAAGATATCCCGGCAGATATCTACGTTCGATGTTATCAGTCCTTGCGTCGAATCGAATCAGATCATCTTATCCCTATTGGGATTGAACGAGAAGTTCATGTTTATTGGGGAAAGAGTGGTACTGGAAAGTCAAGATTGGCGTGGCATGAAGCCGGTTTGGAAGCATACCCAAAAGATCCTCGGTCTAAATTTTGGGATGGGTACCGAGGTCATAAGCACGTTGTCTTGGATGAATTCCGTGGAGGAATTGATATATCGCACGTTCTCAGATGGCTCGACAGATATCCAGTTATCGTTGAGATTAAGGGAAGCTCAACAGTACTTAGAGCGGAAAAGATTTGGATCACTTCAAATTTAGATCCACGTTTATGGTACCCGGATTTGGATTTGGATACATTGGAGGCATTGTTGAGGAGAATGAAAATAAAACACTTTGTCGTTTACCTTTTAGGAGAGTTAGTGTTAATGGCCAGCCGCGGTTGCGGCACGGCCACTAACCCTTTAGGGTTAGAGTTATGGGTTAGGGTTATCAAAAAAAAATAAGGTAAGTATGAGCAATTGGGGTTATGACATAGACCCATTTCCGTGGTTGAGTCAGTTTGATTCAAGCAGGAAAAAAAAAGGAATAATGGCCCCGGTAATTAGTAGAAAGAGAAAGAATTCAGGTAGTCATGGTCGTAGCAAAGGTCTTATTATTTATACTGGCAATGGTAAAACAAGTGCTGAGATGGGCACTCAGACAGACGCTCAACCAAATATAATGAATAATGTTGGGACTCGTTCTACTTATAAGATGCGTGGCCGTTCTAGTAAATATCGCAAGTCTAGTAGAGCATCTACTAGATCTAAACGCAAGTCTAAAAGAAGTTCAAGAGGTGGTCGAGGAGGCAATTCATTAGCAGGTGGGAAAGCCTTAATTGGCTCCCCTGATGAGGAAGATGCTCAGGTTAAATCTCATATGCGTAGAGGTATTGTAGTGGAGACGGGAGTTAGTGGAGTGCCTGCAAGTACCGGTCAAGGTAATCATGCAGGTTATATTGTTCATAGTACGTTTCCGCAAGCAACGGTGGTTGATGCGTTTATGTTGGCCATATTGAAGGCTATGTACACATATTCTGGGCAAAGTTTTAAAAATCCAGATGAAGTTGTTGCACCATTTGGTGGTGGTGGAGGAACTGTTAATCAGACGGTTTTGCGTTGGCAAATTATTTATTATGTTGGAACAGGTTCAAATGTTTTATCAGCAAATGCTACAGTTGGAACAACTACTTTTTATTCATGGGCTACCGGAATGGCTACCCAATTTTGGGGTATAACTGCAGATGCGGCTCATGGTTTGACCAAGTTTGGTATTAGCAAGATTATTGACGCTTCGCCGACTGTTGGCAACAATACGCTTGTATCAATCGATTTGGATGTTTGTAAAGTTAAGATGGATTTGGTAAGCAATTTGGTATATCAGAATCAAACAGGTAGCAGCGCTTTGGATGTTAGTCAAGACCCTATGTTTGAAGTTCATTCAATTGGAAAAGGTACTGGTCCAATTGGAGTTGATGGATCACCAGGGTACCCGTTGACGAAGAACTTTTTTGTCAATTGGGTAAGTGGTGTAGCACAAAGTGATGCTGGTACCAATAAGTACCTGATTGCCGAACCTAGCAGGGCATATTTTACGAACACGAAGAAAGTGGTGAACACGTCTATGAATCCTGGTGTAATGAAACAGAGCAAGTTGAAAAGTCATTATGAGTTTACTTTGACAAAGTTGTTTCCATATTTGACTAATTTTGGAACTTTGAATTATCCGAATAGCAAGTTAGTACTTGGAAAATTTAAGCACATTTGGTATCGTAAAACTATTGATTTGGCTGCAAGTGCAATTTACACAGTATGTTATCAACATCATTTTGCTATTGGTGCAACGTGCAAGGTTCGTCATGATTTTAGAACTGCACCGTACGTTGCTAGAATTCAATAAATCGTTTACTTCCATGGAAGATCTAAGTAGGAACCCTGTAACCGAAGGTTACACAGTATTACCTACTTAGATCAGCGTTACAGAGTCACAAAATGACGTCATGGCGTTACAAA